ATGTCGCGACAGCGCTATTCCCCACGGCCGACCCCGTGCGTCCGGGGCGAGCCGTTTGCCGATTGTGAAGAGGCCTGGTTCTGGGCTGTCGAGACCAGTGACAATGTCGGCGCCGGGGCCCGGGTGCGGGCCGGAATGTCGACCAATCAACGTCCCTGTGATGCGCGCGATATCTTAGGTGTCGTCGCCCGCCTCTATCGGGCGGGGCGGTTGCAGCGCGCCCATCTGAATACGCTTTTTCATTTTGCCCGCCACCGCATGCCCCCTGATCCACGGGTGGAGGAGGAGCGCGGCGACCTTCTGCGTTGGGATGAAGCCTTGGCGCGGATGGACCCGATATTACGCGCAAAAGGTGTTTTGACTGACCATTTTGAGAGGGTGGGGGCGAACAAAACATGAATAAAAACCTATTGGATGATCCCGGAGCCGACATTGCCCTGGTCGTCTTTTCCCACCGGACTGGTATTCCCTGGATGCGTCTGCTGCGCGGCGGGTTCCGCCATTGTTTCGTGCTGCTGCGCCAAGTGGACGGCAGTTGGACTTTGGTGGATTCGCTGCCCAACCGGATCGTCGTTCGCCCCTTCGATACGCAGGCGATCGGGCGCCTACTGCCCCGTCTTGCGCGCCGCGGTGATCGGATCGTTCCGGTCGCGCCAAACCGACGCCCAGCCCGCCGGAAGCGCTCCATGCGCCCTTTTTCCTGCGTTGAGTTAAGCATCCGTTTGCTGGGGTTTCGATCTCTTAATGTTCTAACTACGTATGGTTTATTTAGATCACTATCCTTTTTAAAAGAAAATAATGTTGACAAATGAACTTTTGCGATACAACTTTGTCTCAACGCCTAATTATCAGAACAAAGGTTGTTCATAAATTAGCGTTCGTGACCCTGCGCGGATAGCACGCTCTGGAACCGCCAGGGCATATGCCGGGGTCGCGCCTTCACACAGCCCGTTAGGAAAAGGAGTTTTTATTATGGGTGGTATGTTCAGCAGTCCTTCGCCCCCCCCGCCCCCGCCCCCGCCGAAGACCGATTCGGGAGAGGCGGAGCGTGAAGCACGCCTTGAAGCGATCGCGCGCCGTCGCCGCGGCCGGGAAGGCACGATTGAAACCGGTGCAACCGGTGCGCTGTCTGAGGTCGCCTCTGCGCCTGGTGCCGGCCAGGCTGGCCAGCCCGGCAAAACCAAGTTGGGGCAATAGCGAGTGATGGAACCGTTAACCCCAGAAGGCCTGACCCGGCGCTTTGAGCGGGCGAAATCCCGCCGTAGCGCCTGGGAAGGCCATTGGCGCGAGTGTTACGCCTATGCGTTACCTCAGCGCGACGGGGCGCTGGACCGCCATAGTCCAGGCGCCAAACGCACCGATAAGCTGTTCGATTCCACCGCCCCCGATGCGGTGGAACAGCTCGCCGCCAGCATGATGTCGGAACTGACCCCGCCATGGGCGCGTTGGTTCGATCTTGTGCCCGGCATGGATCTGGATGCCGAGCAGGCGAACAAAGTCGCGGAGCCTTTAGAAGAGGCCTCCGCTATCCTGCAGGGTCATTTCGACAACTCGAATATAGCCGTTGAAATCCACCAGTGCTTCTTGGATCTGGTCACCGCTGGCACCGCCAGCCTGATGTTCGAAGAAGCTGATTTGGGGGAGCGTAGTGCCTTCCGCTTTGCCGCCGTGCCTGTAGGCGAAGCGGTGTTGGAGGAAGGGGTAGGCGGTCGCCTGGACATCACCTTCCGCCATTCTGAACTGACGGAAATGCAGCTTAAAGGCCGCTTTCCCGACGCCCAATTGTCGGAGCATGAGCGCACCGGTGAGGAAGATGACGGCGAGGCCCGCTATGCGGTGCTGGAAGCCGTGCTGCCCGATGGCATGCGCGGCTATCGCTACGCCGCCGTGCTTCAGGCCGGTCAGGATACCGGCGCTGAGGGTCAAATTCTGGCGGAGGGGCGTTTTGCGGCCTCCCCCTTCATCAATTTCCGTTGGATGAAGGCGCCGGGTGAAATCTACGGACGCTCCCCCGTCATGAAGGTTCTGCCGGATATCAAAACCGCCAATAAGGTGGTCGAGTTGGTGCTGAAAAACGCGACCATCGCGGTCACCGGCATCTGGCAGGCGGATGACGACGGCGTGTTGAACCCAGCCACCGTCAAGCTGACGCCCGGTACCATCATCCCCAAGGCGGTCGGATCATCCGGTCTGACGCCGCTGGCCGCACCGGGGGAATTCGATGTCTCCCAATTGGTGTTGGATGATGTGCGCGGACGCATTCGCCACGGCCTCCTGACCGATCGATTGGGCCAGGTGGAGGCGCCGAAGATGACGGCGACCGAGGTGCTGGAACGCTCCGCCCAGATGGCCCGCACCTTAGGCGCGACATACGGTCGTTTGCAAAGCGAGTTGATGATGCCGCTCGCCCGGCGTGCCTTGGCGATCCTGCAACGGCGCGGCGAGATTCCGGAGCTGCGCGTCGATGGTCGCGAGGTTGATCTAAATGTCGTCTCCCCCATCGCGCGCCATCGCAAAAAGGCGGAAACGCAAAATGCGATGCAATGGGTGGAAATGGTCTCTGCCCTGGGGCCCGATGCGATGGCCGTGATCGATGCACCGGAAGCCGCCCGCTGGCTGGCCAAGCATCTGGACGTGCCGGAACATCTGTTGCGCGACCCCTCGCAAGCCACGGCCACGCCCGGCATGCCCGATATGGCTGGCCTAATGGGTACCCTTGCCGGTGGTGCTGGTGGGAATGCTGCCGGTGCGGTGAGCGGTGCTGCGGGGGGCACCCCGCAACTGGGCGATATCCTCCAGGCCCTGAGTGGCGCGGCCTCACCCGCGATGGGGTCTGAGACGGATCCCGCCGCCGCCACGGCGCAAATGCCGCAAATGCCGCGTGGCGCAGGCCAGCCTGGGATGGGCCAGCCTGGGATGGGCCCGTTTGGGAAGGGCTCGTTTGGGGAGGGGCTGTCATGACCCGACGCTTCAACCCCAACGCCGCACCATCGCCGGAGGCGGCAGCCGAGGAACGCCGGCTAACCATGGTCGCCTTGGCCCGGTGTTTTGCCGGGCCGGATGGGGAGCGTGCGCTCGCCCATCTGGCCGCCATCACGGTCGATCGTGTGCTGGGCCCCGACGCCAGTGACGCAGCCTTGCGTGATCTCGAAGGCCAGCGCCGCCTCTACCATCACATCCTGGGTCAGATCGATCGCGGCCGGCTTGCGCCGGATGCCCGCGCCTGATGACCGCTATTTAAGAAAAGTTAGGAGAAGATAATGACCTCCCTTACGCCCGACCACCTATCCGATCCGGCAGCCCCGCCTGCCGGCGCCCCCAAGGGTGCCGTGCACGGTGCCGCGACCATCGAACCGACGGCGGCTACGCAAAAAGCCAAGCCGGACGGCCTGCCCGATAAGTTCTGGGATGGTGCGACCGGAACGGTGCGCCTGGATCAATTGATCCAGTCTTACCGCGCCTTGGAGCGTCGTCTTTCGGAGACGCCCCAACAGCAGGCCCAACAGCAGCCCCCCCAACAAATGCCTGCCGCCCAGGGCGTGCCGGACAGCCCGGACGCCTATCGGATCGACACCGACGATCCCCTGGTTCAGCCGGATGCGGAGGTCAACGCCATCCTGCATGCCGAAGGTTTCAGCGAACGTCAGGTGCAGTTGGTCTATGACTTGGCCTCTGAAGTGCTGTCCCCGATCGCGCGGCAATTGGCCATGCAGGCCGCCGGCGCCGGCCATAAGGCGAAGCTTGAAGCCCACTTCGGCGGGCCGGAGCGCTGGGCCGAAGTGCGCCGCCAATTGCGCCGCTGGGCCGAGGGTAAGCTGCCCGATGACGCCTATAAGGCGTTGGTATCCAGCTATGAAGGCGTGTTGTCCCTGCACCGGATGATGGAACGCAAGGAAGAGCCAGACCCGCTGACGGGCGGTGATCCCGTGCCGGATGTGTCCGAAGAGCAGTTGCGCCGGAAAATGCGTGATCCGCGCTACTGGCGCGAACGCGACCCCAAAATCCTGCGCGAGGTGACCAACGGCTACAAACAACTTTACCCCAACGGCTAAGCGCCGTCGGCGGACCCCAGGCGACGCGTATGCCCGCAAGGGCCGCGCCCGCACCGCGACGCTCGCTGATCGAGCGTCGCATCACACCCAAAGGAGAATGAGAGAAGAGATGGAACAGATGTCCCCCAAAAACGAGAGCGTCGCGGTAATCGCCGAAGGCCTCTTGTCCCTAACCCCGGACGAGCGCAATGAGCTCGACCGGATC